TCGACGTCGGTGGCGGCTGGGGGGCTGAAGCCTACGGACACCTGCGCGGCAATGGCGTCGAGAACATCCTGGCCTACATGGGCGTGAAGAAGAGCCACAAGCGATCGGCCGACAACCAACTGTCTTTCAGCAACGTGCGCACCGAAGCTTACTGGCGCTTCCGCGAGGCATTGAACCCATCGCAGGCTGGTGGCTCACAGATCGCGCTGCCTGACGACCGCGTGCTGCTGGCCGATCTGTGCGCACCGACCTACTGGATTCAGGCGAACGGCCTGCACCTCGAAAGCAAGGAAGACGTCGTGGACCGTCTGGGCCGCTCGACAGACCGCGGTGATGCCGTCGTCATGTGCTGGTACGCAGGAGCCCGCATGGCCAGCGACTGGCACAACTGGCCAGCCAGCAAGGGCCGGAACGCCGGACCGCAGGTCATCACCGGCCGGCAGCCGCTCAGCTCCAGCCGCAAACCACTCACAAGAAGGAAGTAGCCATGTCACAAGTAGGCGACCTGCTGGCCAAATCAACGAAGCAGTTCTACGGAACGCTCTTCAACGACCACACCGCGCTGGGCAAGCTAAACCGCACGTTCGACCCGGCCGGCAAGTACGTAGCCGACAAGGCTGTTGCGGATCTGACGGCGCCGGCGGCGATCCCGGTCTCAGCGCCGATCGCCATGCCTGGGTCAGACGACGAAGCCGTTCGCTTGGCGCGTCGCCGCAAGATCGCAGCCGTTCAGGCCCAGGGTGGCCGAGCGTCGACGATCTACAGTTCAGACGATGGCAGCTCGAAGCTGGGGGGCTGAGTCATGACCTCCAACGTCGTCGAGCTCATCGACATGGGCGACCGGGTTCTCGGAAAGCGCGAGAACCTGCTCAACTTCTGGCAGTGCCTATCGGAGCAGTTCGACCCGATCAACGCCGACTACACCACCACGCGAACGCTTGGCACCGACTACGCCGCCGACCTGATGACCAGCTACCCGCTGCTGGTGGCGCGCGATCTCACCGACCAGTTCAGCACCATGCTGCGACCGTCCGACAAGGAGTGGGCCACGATGGAGGTGGCCGACCTGAAGGACCAGGAGGCTAAGCGCTGGCTGGCCTGGGCCACGAAGACGCAGCGGCGCGCCATGTACGACCGTGCCGCGCAGTTCGTGGTGGCTACCAAGCAGGGCGACCGCGACTTCGGGCTGATGGGTCAGGCCGTGATCAGCGTCAATCTGATGCCCGACAAATCCAGCCTGCTGTACCGCAACTGGCACCTGCGCGACGTGGCGTGGACCGACGGCATCAGCGGGGCAGTCGAGTGCGTGCACCGCAAGTGGAAGAACCCAACCGCCTACGAGCTGGTGCGCATCTTCGGCCGCAAGAAGCTGCACGCCAACGTGCTCAAGCACCTGGAGCCAGGCAAAGACCCGTACTGCGAGATCGAGTGCCGCCACGTCGTCATCCCGACCGACATCTACCACGGCGAGACGAAGTTCCGCACGCCGCTGGTGTCGATCTACATCGACGTCGAGAACCAGCACGAGATCGAATGCACCGGCCAGCGGATCAACGAATACGTGATCCCGCGCTGGCAGCGCATCCGCGGTAGCCAGTACGCCGCCAGCCCGGCCGCCATCGCGGCGCTGCCTGAGGCCCGCCTGCTGCAGGCCATGACCTTCACGCTGCTCGAGGCCGGCGAGAAGTTCGTCAACCCGCCGCTGCTGGGCGTGCGTGAGTCCATCCGCGGTGACATCGACGTTGCGGCCGGCGGCATCACCTTCGTCTCGGCCGACTACGACGAGCGCACCGGTGAAGTCCTGCGTCCTCTGGTGCAAGACAAGTCCGGCATGCCGCTGGGCTTCGAGATGCTGAGCCGTAGCGAACTCATGCTCAAGCGCGCCTTCTACGCCGACAAGCTGCAGATGCCAGTGCGCGGTCCGGAGATGACCGCCTACGAAGTCGGCCAACGCGTTCAGCAGTACATCCGCGACGCGCTGCCGCTCTTCGAGCCCGTCGAGACCGACTACAACGGCGCGCTGTGCGAGCGCACCTTCGAGGTGCTGGCCTGGAACGGTGGCTTCGGGCCGCGTGAGACATGGCCAGAAGCACTGCGCGGCCAGGAGATTGACTTCAAGTTCGTGAGCCCGCTGCGCGACGCGATCGACAAGCAGAAGGGCGAGATCTTCATGCAGGGCGCCCAGATCGTCAGCACCGCCGTCGGCCTCGATCCGAGCGCTGGCGCCGTGGTTGATGCCAGTGAGGCATTGCGCGATGCGCTGGAAGGCATCGGCTTCGAGCCCAAGTGGGTCCGCAGCAAGGAGGAAGCTGCGGCCATCAACGCCAGCGAAGCCCAGCAGGCCCAAGCTGAACAAGCACTGGCCGCCCTCGGCCAGGCCGGCGCGGCGGCCAAGGACTTCGGTGCTGCACAGGCGAGTGCTGCCGTATGACGGCCAAGCGCGGCACAGTCATCCGTGGCACCACGGACATCAAAACCCCGTGGGACCCCTGCGAAGTCACCAAGGCCGAACTCAACGCCATCCACGCGCTGGTGCAAGGCAAGGCCACCGAGGACCAACAGTTCGCGTTCATCGAATGGTTCAAGCGCGCCACAGGCCAGGGGCTGATGGAGTTCCACCCCGCCGGCGAGCGCGAGAGCAACTTCGAGTCCGGCAAGCGCTTCGTCGGCCGGCAATTTTTCATCTTGGCCAAATCGCACGTCACGGCGGCCAAATGATTCAGCGCCACCTCGCGGTGGTACCTCAACCGCAGCCCTCTACAGGACACCCTGCACCATGTTTCCCAAACGACATCTCTTTCTTTCCCCCGAAGGCGAACCCGGTGGCGCTCCGCCGCCACCTCCCGCCCCAGCACCTGCGCCGGCGCCAACACCTCCTGCGCCAGCACCCGCTCCAACCCCGGCCCCCGCTCCCGCACCAGCCCCCGCGCCGGGACCAGCACCAGCCCCCGGGCCTGCGCCGGCTCCCGCCCCAACGACACCAGCCAGCAAATGGAGCGAGACCTGGCGCGAGGACATGGCCGGCACGCTGCCCGACAACGCCAGCGAAGACGAGAAGGCCGAGCACGGCAAGCTGGCCGCGCGCCTGAAGCGGTTCAACAGTCCGGCCGACGCTGCCAAGGCCCTGCGCGAGCAGGACAAGCTCATCAGCTCGGGCCAGCTGAAGAAGCCACTGCCGGCCAAGGCGACCGAAGCGCAGATCAAGGAGTGGCGCGCCGAGAACGGCATCCCCGAGACGCCCGACAAGTACGACCTCACCATGCCAGACGGCCTGGTGTTCGGCGACGATGACAAGCCCGTCATCGACAGCCTGGTGAAAGACCTGCACGGCGTGAACGCTAGCAACGAAGTGGTGAAGGGTGCCCTGAAGGCCTACGCCAACATCAAGGCCGCTCAGATTGAGGCATTGACGCAGCGCAACACTGACGCCAAGAAGGCGGTGGAGGATGAGTTGCGCGCTGAGTGGGGCGAGGACTACCGGTCGAACATCGACGCAGTGGGTTCCATGCTCGGACACGCCGGTGATTCGGTGGCCCAGGCGCTGTTCACGGCCCGCGACGCCAACGGCGTGATGATGCTGCACAACCCAGCTGTCTCACGTTGGTTGGCCGCGCATGCCCGCGAGCTAGGCTTCGTGGCAGGCACCATCGTTCCGGCCGGCGGCGATCTGGGCGCCTCAATGGATGACGAGATCGCGAAGATCGAGAAATCCATGCACGACGAGAACGGCCGCAAGAGCGATGCCTACTGGAAGAACGACAAGGCGCAGAAGCGATACAGCGACCTGCTGGAAGCGCGCGAGCGCCGCGCCAAGTAGTCGGGAGGCCGGTTGACACAAATCGTTGACCGGCCTTACATTTCAGCCCACGGACTGCAAGGTCCGCACCGATAGCCCGCAAATGAGGCCCATCGGCTCTGAGGTCGGCCCGCAAGGCACCCCGAACCTCCCTGCCTCTGGACACCCCGAAATTCGCGGAAGGCCCAAACCTTCTTCATTTTCGAGGTAGCCAAAATGGCAGAAACAGCAAACCAGGTACTCTACCGAAACGAACTCGTGAAGACCTTCGAGCGCCGCTATGCGATGCTCGAGCCGCGAGTCGTCACCGATGGCATCGCCACAGGCAACCAATACGTCTTCGTGGTCAACGGCTCGGGCAATGCCTCTGCTGTGACTCGCGGCGTCAACGGCAAGATCCCGCCGCGCGCCAACGATGACACCCAGGCCACGGTCACGATGACCGAATGGCATGACAAGCCGCAGGCCACGCGCTTCAACATCTTCGCTGGCCAAGCTGGCGCCAAGCGCCGCAGCTCGATGCAAGACGAGTCGATCGCCGTGCTGAACCGCAAGGCCGATGACGTCGTGCTGGCCGCTCTGGCGACCTCCACGCAGTACGCCGGCACCGTTGCGTCGACCCTCTCGGTCGACAAGGCCCTGTTCGCACGCACCGTGGTGGCCAACAGCAACGCGGTCATGTCCCCCGAAGACCTGACCGGCCTGCTGACCCCGGCCGCAGAAGCCTACCTGCTGCAGCAGAAGGAAATCACCAGTGTCGACTACGTCGACAACAAGCTGCTGCCGAACATGCCGACGATGTTCAAGTGGGCCGGCGTGATGTGGATGGTGCACACCGGCCTGCCGGGCATCAACACCAACAACGAGCGCCTGTACGTGTTCCACCGCAACGCCATCGGCCTCGCGCGTGACCGCGACAACATGAACATCTCGGCCGGCTACAACGACGAAGAGGACTACTACTACGCCCGCGCGTCGATGTTCATGGGCGCGGTGCTGCTGCAGGGCAGCGGCGTGTGTTCAATTCGGCACGATGGCTCTGCGTACACCGCAACCGCCTGATCAGCAGCTGAACAAGGAGAAATTCTCATGGCTTATGCGACATCCAACCCTCCGCAGCTGATCAACAGCGGCATCGGCCGCGCGACGCGTCAGATCTGGCTCTACGTCAGCGCTGATGCGGCCGCGACCGTCGACACCACGAACTACATCACCAACGGCGGCGACCTCGGTCTCAAAGTTGGCGACATCGTGTACGTGGTGAACACGACTGGCAACATCACGACGATGCATCAGGTCTCGGCCACCGGTAATGGGACGACGGACCTCAACGACGCCACCGTGATCAACCAGACCGACACGGACTGATCCCCGCCGCGCCCGCGGCATTCTCAAAGCCCGCTCCCTCCCCAGGGCTGCGGGCTTTTTCACATAGGAACCCACCATGCCTGACATCAAAGCCCCCGCTCTCAATCCCAACCTTCTCAAGTACGCCGAGCACGAGCGCAACCTGCGGCACCTCACCGTGCCGCCGCTGGTCACCATTGCCGATCTGATGCGGCCCGAGTGGTGGGCGCATGCGGCCAACCGCCTGAAGGTCTACGACAAGATCGAGGTGCGCGCGCAGGACAACGCTTGGTACGCCGAGGTGCTGGTGCGCTCGGTCGGCGCGCAGGAGGCCACTGTCTGGGTCGTGCTCTACAAGGACCTGAACGAGACCGACGCCGCCAAGGATGAGCCGGTAACCAACGAGCCGGCCTACA